GCAGCCGCACCGGCATCGTCCAGAGCCGCCGTTACCCGGTCGGCCGATGTGGCGGCCTCGTCCAGCGGGTTGTCGGCGTCCCCGCCGCTCAGCGCATCGCGCAGCGCCTGCATTGCCGGGCCGACGCCGTCGAAGGCTCCGGCCCGCGTGTCGGCCGCCCGCTGGCGATAGCGGTCGGCCATCGCACCGGCATTGCTGGCGGCATGGTCAAGCATCGAGGCATAAGACTGTGCCCCGAACCAGTCGATCCGCGCGTCGGCACCGATGGTCTCGGTGACCGCGTTGAAAGTCGGTCCGATGGTGCCGAGGAAATCGGCCCATTTGTTCGACAGGAAGGCCATCAACCGCAGCCAGATCGCCTCGATATCGGCACGCAGGGCGCGGAAGTCATCGACGAAGGAGCCGAGGGTGGCCTTGATCCCGTCCCAGACAGCCTTGGCGACATTGCCCATAAGTTCGAGCGCCGCGCCAAAGCCACCCGCGCCCTGCACCAGTTGTCCGAACCAATAGATCAACTCGCCCGCGCCGACAATCAACGCCCCGATCCCGGTGCGGATGATCGCCCCGCGCAGCACGGTGAGCGCGCCGGCGAGGCTGAAGGTGGCGACACGGGCGGCGACAAACGCCGCGACCCAACGACCGGCCATGAAGCCGGCGAAGGCGATGCCGATCGCGGCGAGCCTCTCCAGATTGTCTGCGACGAGGATCAGGGCATCCGCCACCGTCGCGGAGGCGCCCGCCATCTGATCCCAGGTCCCGACCAGTTGCAGTGCGGCGTTGCCGATCAGCGTGAAGGCATCACCGATCGTCGCCGGCATGCTGTCGGCTTCCTCGCGCAACAGTTCGAGATTGCCGATCAGAGCCGTGCGGATGACATCGCCGGTGATCGCGCCTTGCTGTCCGAGGTTGCGCAGGCCCGAAACGGTGGTGCCGAGTTCGGAGGCCAGCAGTTCCGCAAGCCGTCCGCCGCTCTGGATCACGGTATTGAGGTTGTCGCCCGAGAGCGTGCCGAGGGCCATGGCCTTCGACAGCGCGTTCTGGACCGAGGCCGCGCGTTCGGCCCGCGCGCCCGAGACCACCATGGCATTGTTCAGCGCCTCGGTGAAATCGAGGCTTTCCGCCGTCGTCAGCCCCAGTTCGCGCAGGGCCGTGGCATTGGCGAGCCAGGATTCCGTGGTCTGCCCGAGGCCCGAATAGGTCCGCCGCGCCATCGAGGCGAGCCGGTCCATGACCGCCGCACCGGCTTCCTGGCTGCCGGTGGCAAGATCGACACGGCTGCGCAGGTCGGTCCACTGGTCGGCATAGGCGACGAGCTGGCGGGTGCTGATCGCAGCACCAAGGACGCCCATGACCCGCCGCACCACCGCGCCGGTAATGTCGGCCTGCCGCTCGATCCGCTTGAAGTTGCTTTCGCCCGCATCGCCGATGCCCTGGAACTCGGCCTTCACCTGTCGGCCGCCCTCGGCGACGAGGCGGACGGAGACCTTCTTCTGTGCCATGGCTCATTGTTCCTGACGCGCGGGAAGAGGCTTGCGGACCGGATTCATCGCCCCGGCCCCAATGACGACCGGTCACCGGACGCCATCTGTTCGTTGAGCTTGCGGACCATCACCGCCTCGATCTCGGGCAGGCATTCGGCGGCGATCAGCGGATCGACCCCGAGCGCCCGTGCCATGGCGAGCGCGGCCGTCATGTCCCAGCCGAGCACCATGGTCCCGCCCATGCCGGTGGCGAGGCGAAGCTGCCCGGTCAGGCGCTGTGCCAGATCCCAGACCTGCCAACCTTCCAGCGTTTCCGGCCGGTTCAGCCGCGCCGGGCAGTCCGGGCACGGGCCTTGGCAGGCCGCGCAGTAGGCGTCGCCCCCGCCGAAGTGCCACTCGGCAAGGGCGATGAGGCGTTTTTTTCCGCGTCCAGCATCAGATGCGGCGCGAGGCAGCGGGTCTGGAACGCCTCGAACACCGGCCAGATGTCCAGAAGCGCATCGATCCCTTCCGGACTGACGGGGACGGGATTGCCATCGGCATCGCCGACGCCCTCCCAGCCGGTGAGCACGCGGCGGGCGACGGCTTTCGCCATGACCAGCGCCTGCACCTCCTTGCTCGCCCCCTGGGGCAGCGACTCGACCGCTGGGTCGTTGCGCGCCGCGACCATGATCGCGGTGGTGACGGGCAGGACATGCAGGCGCAGGCCGGGGGCGAGATCGAGCCATTTCGGCGTGGCGGACAGATCGAGACGGATCATGGTCAATATTCCTCGATGTCGTTGATGAGGGTGACGGTGCACATCCGCCCGAGCGTGGCATCGCGCGCGGCCTGCCAGTCGAAGCTGGCCTGAATGCCCTGCGGTCCGCCGATCTCGATGCGCGGGCGCGGCAGATAGACAGCATGGACGGTGACGGTCAGGCTTTCGCCCGAGATGAGCATGTAGGAAAACTCCAGCTCGCAGGGCGTGCCGCTGATCGCCTGGCTCACCAGCGTGCTGTCGGCGAAACGGACCTCGGTGCGGCCGGTCAGCGCGGCGATCGAGGGATCGGCGCCATCGATCATGCCGTCGGCGCGGATGGTCTCGATCCGGTCGAGATTGTTGGCATAGGTGATCTCGGTCGAGATCACGTTGCCGAGCGCGGTACCATTCCGTTTGATCGCGCCGTTGAAATGGCCGAAGCGGATCAGGTCCAGCTCCGCTGGGGTCCCCGCAGCACTGGTCGTGGCGACCGTCTCGCCCTGCGCCACCAGCCGCGCGGTGGCGGTCAGCAACCCCGAGCGCTGCATCTGCCAGCTGAGCTGGTCCAGCACCACGCCGGAATACATCGCGTAGCGCGGCACCTCGGGCATGGCGGTCTCGATCGCCATGCTGGGCAATGTCCAGGACCCGGACTGGAAGGTATGGGTCCAGGGGCCGGGCGAACTGCCGGTGGTGGTCGGCGCTCCGAAACCCGCCTTCAGCCAGAAGCCGAACGCCTCGGCGTCGATCGGCACCACCACATCGCCATCCGCCGTCACCGCATCCTTGACCGGCGCCAGCGGATCGCGGCCATAGCCGAGCAGCTCCGATCCGAGCAGCGGCTGCTCCGCCCCCAGCGAGGTGCTGGCGAAGGGCATCCGCGTGTAGCCGCTCGCCGGTGCGCTGCCATAGGTCGTCTCGAACGCAAGCGCCATCTGCGCCCGCGCCCCCTGGGCTCGTGCCATGGTGTTCTCCTCGGGTTGTCGGGATCAGCCGAGCGGATCGGCCGTGGAATAGTGCAGGATCACCGGGATCATGGCGGCCTTCAGGCTGGCTGCGCCCTCGACCGGCAGATCGACCGAGCGCGGGGCTTCCGCTTCGACCCAATCGCAGAGCCCGCCCAGTGTGCGGTCGGCGGCCAGTGCGGTGCCGATGCTGGCGGTCAGCGTGTCGAAAGCGGTGTCACGGTCGGCGCCTTGGACCACCGCCTCGATCTCGGCCCGATGTTGGTAGTGATAGGCAAGCGGCGACAGCGTGACCTCCGGTTCCCCCGGCTCGCCGTCGCGCAGGATGAGCAGGCCCGCTGCCGGGACGCGCTCGGGCAGGACCTCGCCGCGCAGGGCGGTGGCAGGCAGCGCCGAGAGCCGCGTGTGCAGCGCGGCGAGGATGGTTTCGCGAGGGGTCATGGATTGGCGGACCTGGAAATTGCGTCGAGCACCGGACAGTCCGGAACCTCGGCGCCCGAACACTTGGATGCGGTCTCGGTGAGGACGATTTCGATGCGCCTGAGATCCGCGATCCTCGCGCGGACATCGGCAAGGTGGCGCTCGGTCCGCTCCTTGACCTCTGCGCAAGTTGGCGCGGCACCGTCTTCGAGCCCCATGAATCCGCGGATGTCCTCCATCGAGAACCCGAGTTCGCGCGCGCGCAGGATGAAGCGCAGGCGCGTGGCATGCACAGAGGAGTAGATGCGGTAGCCTGCGCCCGTCCTGGGCGGGTCGGGCAGCAGGCCAGTCTTCTCGTAATAGCGAATCGTCTCGATGTTGCAGTCGGTCGTCCGAGCTAGGTCTCCGCGTGTAAGGCCGCTCTCGCTCTCGTGATCGGTCATCGGCCAGTTTCCCCTTGAGCCTGTAGTTGCTACAGACCTTACACCTCTCATCAATAGCAGACGAGAGGTACGCGACGGGGAGCTTGCAGACGACCGAACGGACAGCCCGACCGCGGATCGCCCGGCCCGAAAGGGATGGCTCGCAGCGGGTGCCTGTTGGGCGCCTTTTACAGGTCTAGGCTGTCTGACGGCGGCAGCGGCGACTGAACACTCGAACGGACGGATGACCCCATGAAAGACGACTGCGCCCCGAAAGACGATTTCGACCTTGCCGTGATCGGTGCCGGCTCGGCCGGGTTCTCGGCCGCGATCACCGCCGCCGAAGGAGGCAAGCGGATTGCCCTGATCGGTCATGGCACCATCGGCGGGACCTGCGTGAACGTGGGCTGCGTGCCGTCCAAGACGATGATCCGTGCCGCCGAGGCTGTCCACGGCGCGCAGTCGGCGCATCGGTTCCCGGGCCTCAAGGGCGAGGCGCAGGTCGCCGACTGGGCGGCGCTGGTCGCGGCCAAGGACGATCTCGTCTCGACGCTGCGCCAGAAGAAATATGCCGACCTGCTGCCGGGCTACGATGGCGTGACTTATCTCGACGAGGGTCCGGCACGTCTGGTCGAAGGCGGCGTCGAAATCGGCGGGCGCAAGATCACAGCCCCCAAGGTCATCGTCGCCACCGGCGGGCGGCCCG